TTTCCCTGGGGCGATATAAAGAAGCTTCCTAAGTGGGACACGAAAGCCTTAAAAACACTTCTGGAAGATCATAATATTACACTGGGGGACGGATACTTACGGCTTGTGTATCAGATGGTAGACGACAACGGTACCCCGTTTAGGGACGAACTTAAAACTGATCTGTCCAGGCGTTCCCTTATGATTACCGAAGAAATGGTTCTGCTTCTGATCTTCTGGCGGCTGATACAGAATATAGAAAAAAAGAAAGCCGCAGAAAGAGGGATAGAGTACAACCCGGACAACCTGGTATTTTGTACCAGGAAAGGGACTTACATTTACCCTAGAAACTTTACAAAAATGTGGAGTGAAAACCTTCGATCTATGGGTATCGACCATAAGCGTTTTCACGATCTACGCCATACAGTGGCTACGGTTATGCTGGAAGACGGCGAAGCTATGAATACAGTACAGGAACAGCTAGGACACTACGACGCTGGCTTTACAGCTTCCAGATACGGACACGTTACCGCTAAAATGAGAAATAGCGCAGCTGTAAAACTTGGCGAACGTCTGGAAAAGGTAAGGAACCCGGAAGCAGAGGACGAAGAAAACGCCAACAGCGTAAAGAAGGAAGATACCGTTATTCCTTTCCAGGAAGGACGCAAGCTTAAGTCTGCCGCGTGTAAAATTAAATAGTGGACAAAAACGCCGACGCTTATTATAATTGTCTATAAGACAAACGAAAGGGGTGGAAACAGTGATAGGCAAGAACATACAATTTTACCGTGATCTTCGCGAAATGAAAGGGAAAGACCTGGCCGCGAAGGTAGGGTGTTCCGTCGGCGCTTTGTCCCATATAGAGAAAGGAAGCAGACAGCCCAGCGTAGATATGCTATATAAAATAGCTGACGCGCTGGACGTTTCGGTTATAAACCTGGTACTTGACGAAAAGGAAATAAATAGATTTTACTATGACGACGCTGTTAAGGCGTTCCACCCAGGAAGCGAACAGCTTAACCGTGTCCTGGATATTCTGAAAAAGGATAACGCCGCCTGGTCGGACGCGAAGCGTATAGCGATCGTAAACTTAGACGACGTATAGAAAGAAGGTTTTATATATGAGTGATAGCAGTTATGTAGGCGACTACTTTTACGTAAACGAAGAAAGCATTAAGCATAGGCACGAACTGGAACGACAGAAGGGTAACCCATTTGTTACCGGGAGTATGGCCGGCGCCAGCTTCTTACAGCAGCCATACGGCGGCTTAAGCCATGCTTCTTATGGTTGGCCGTTCCAGAAACCTAAAGAAACAAACTGTAGTAAAAACGTAGTAAAAGGAGAATCCAAACAATGAAAAATGCTTATAATACCAGTGCTTACGGGTCCTTCGCTTACGTCTACGACATTTTCATGGACAATGTGGAATATGAAAAATGGGCGGAATATCTGATCGGAAGCCTTAAGGAATACGGAATTGAAGAGGGGATCGTGCTGGAACTTGGCTGCGGGACCGGAGTGATGACGGAACTTCTGGCAGAGTCCGGTTATGATATGATCGGCGTAGATAATTCCGAGGAAATGCTGGGCGAGGCCATGGAAAAACGGGCAGAGTCCGGTCATGAGATCCTTTATCTGGAGCAGGATATGCGGGAGTTTGAACTTTACGGAACAGTGCGGGCTATCGTCAGCGTCTGTGACTGTATGAATTATATTACAGAGGAAGAAGATCTTCTTACTGTATTTAAACTGGTGAATAATTATCTTGATCCGGATGGAATTTTTATATTTGATATGAATACGCCGTATAAATACCGGGAAATACTTGGAAATACGACTATTGCGGAGAATCGGGAAGAGGGCAGTTTTATCTGGGAAAATGAATTTGACGAAGAGACAGGAATTAACGTTTATGATCTGACTCTGTTCCTTCCAAGAGAAGACGGACTTTATGAGAGAGATGAAGAAATCCATTACCAGAAGGCCTATGAGCCGGAGAAAATCCGGGAATTGCTTGAAAAGGCAGGCCTTATCCCTCTGGCAGTTTATGATGCATACACCAAGGATGCACCGAAACCGGACAGCGGAAGACTGACCTTTGTGGCAAGAGAACATGGCAAAGGAATTTCGGCAG